GTCAAACTAACTGGCTCTATGTTGATAGAACTATTATGGCACTCTCAACAGTTCAAAGAGAAGCACCCAAGATATTGGGATTACAAAGACCCTGACTACTGCCAAGCGTACTGTGATGAGTTCTTTGACATGAGAGCTAGGCTCAAAGAGCCACAACAAAACTTTACCATTGACTAACTATGGACTATCAAAAAACCAAAGTAACAACCTCTGAATACTGGGACTTTTTCTGGGAACAATTCAATATGGACTATGACGAATGTATGGGCTATGCAGACTATGACATAGTTTGTAAACGTACCAAAGAATACGTTGATAAACAAATTGAAATTGCTTAACGATTCCTTAGAGCCTACTAGTTAGGCTCTCAAGAATCCTTAACAAGATTCTACAAACCAAAACTACTTTACCAAAACAATGACCCAAACAACTGTCAAAAAACAAACAAACAAAGAACCTTACAATCCTGATAAGGGGGTTCAAGAATTAGCTGATACGCTGATCTCACTAATGGAAAAAGGTTGTAATCCTTTTCGCAAAGAGTGGAGTCCTGAAGCTGAACACATGAACTTTACCACTGGAGAATACTACCAAAATGGTAACCTTATAGCCCTTGAGATTTACAAACTAGCTCAAGGCCATAAACACTCTTATTGGTGCGGGTTCAAACAGGCTCAAAAATGGGGTCTTAAAATCAAAAAGGGTAGTAAAAGTGCAGTCATTCTTAGACCTGTTACTATCAAAACTACTAGACCCTTAGAGGACGATAAACCTGATGGCCTGCAAGTAGAGACAGGTGGCTCATTTACTATCTTTAAACCTACTAGAGTGTTCAATATAGCTTGCTTTACAGGGTCAACACCTGAGAATCAAACAAAGCTAGATAATAAAATAGCTGAACTTGATAAACAACATGAAGCTACTAACTTTGAACCATTAGATGACAGGTTAAAGAAAGTACATGACATAGTAGTTACCAACTACATTGATGAACACGTCAGGGGTTTCAGTAGTAAAGGAAATACAGCCTACTATGACGTACTCTTTGATGAGATCGTAGTACCTGACCGCACTAGATTCTCAAACAATGAGAACTACTACGCTGTAGTTATGCACGAAGCCTGTCATAGTACGGGTTCTCAAGAGAGACTAGCGAGACAGGGTATAGTCAAAGCCTGTGGATTTGGCTCTGAGCTATACGCTGAAGAAGAAATCATTACGGAATGTGCGGCCTTTTTACTAGCTAGAGAGTTGAAAGTTAGCACAACTGATGACCAACACGCTAGTTACCTTAAGAGTTGGTGTTCTAAGCTACGCAAAGAACCCAAGTTTATTAACACTATCTTAGGACAATCAGTTAAGGCTAAGAACTTTATTCTTAACCCACCTGAGAGTCAGATAGTTGACAAATCCGATAACACCTGATAGAGTGTTTCACATAGACCCACTCTTATTAGCCCTGACCAAAGGGCTAGTATGAGTGGCTCACAAAGAGTCACTCAGTTGTAAACGCTTTACTTCTATTAACTATGGAATTACAATTCCCAAAATCCTCTCATCATTCAGGATTAAGAGTGATGCTACGCAACCCACACCCTAAGAAAGAACGTCATGGGGACTGCGGTACGCGTGCAATCTGTTTAGCTTATGACCTTGACTATCAACAAGTCTGGGACAGAGCTACTAGAAACAAACGTGCAGGCAGTTACTATTACGATCAATGGGGTCAACGTAAACAGTCGGCTAGATCGGCAGACTGGGGTTTAAGTAAAGCAGATTTGATTATGACACTCAAGGACTTTGGACTTGATGTTGTTTACAAATCTCTTACTAAATACAGGAACAAAGACAAGTCAACGTGGTTGTACTTTAATCAAGACAATTTACCTAAGACTTGTATAGCTCATGTACCTAGTCACTGGGTTGCTGTAAGAGATGGTGCAATCTGGGATACCTACGATAGTAGAGGTAAACGACCTAGAAAACTTAGAGGTTATGTATGTCTTAGACAAG